GCAGGATTGGCGAACAAGGAAAAAAGAAAAGATCGTAGTTTTTGCAGTGAATTTATTGTTCGATTGCTTCAAAAACTTGATATTGTTGATCCTTCGTTTGGTTGCGCGTACAGAATAAGTCCTGCAAGTTTACTCAAGTCTGTAGGCGAATTTGACAAAATTGTAAATCCTAAAGCTGCTGCTTGGGGACCAGACGAAATGCTAGTTCGTAAAGTATAAAAAACTGAATGGGTACTTCAAAAGCAAACAGCGCAAAAAAAGATCAAAAGGGAACTAAGAAATCAGGGAAAACTGCAAAGAAGAATGATAAAGTGACTAAAAAATCTACCAAGTCAACCACAAAACTTGCGAAAGCATCCGGAAAAACAGCGAAAGCGCAGGCAAAAAACACCAAAAAATCTGGACAGAAGAAAATGGACAAAGCATCAGGAAAAGCAACGAAAAAAACTAATAAAACAACGAAAAATCAAAAGGCATCTGGTAAAGCAACAAAAAAGGCTCCGAAATTAGCAAAGACAAATCAAAAAGCCGATAATCTAGTTTTTATATGGTTTTTGTGGTCGGTGATTTTAATTGTGGTTTTCGCTGGATTTTATTACATGGTTACGAATCTCAACTCTCCGAAGAAACCAAATGCAATTGCAAGTAATAACCAAGTTCTTGTACTTGATCAGTCGGGAAACCAGGTGATTGCGACTCTTCCATTTCTTTCAGTGAATCAAGGATTGGGGGTTTCTGTTGATAGACAACTTGTACCTGCAAGTGTGGGTGCAAGTTCACCTCCCTCAGGCAACTCAAAAACAGGAGATCTTCCACGATGTTTAAGAGACTGTTACGAACCAGCGAACTTGTTTTTACTTCCCCCAGATTATATAAAATAAATGAAAAATGCTTGAAAATTACATGAAGGAATCTGTGTGCCAACAAAAAAATTTCTTTTCGGTGGTTTACATGCCCTTTGTAAATCTCGTAAATTTTATGAATTACCAGGTGTTTTTCCTGTCGTACATAATTTTTGGAATAATTTTGTTTCTAGTGTCTGCTATTCCATGCAATACAAATATAAACTGTGATAAAAATCAGAATAAGGATATTTTTAAATCGTTAGGAGCTTCATTCATAATATATGTTGTTTTATTGATATTAATAAATATTAGTGCAAAGATATTTCTATGCTAAATCGTTGATTAATTTTTGTGCGGTAAGTCTATGCAAACTTAAAATGCCTTTCCATTTAGGAACATAATCATCCACTTGTTTATTCACAATCACAATGTACTCACTTAGTAGATTATTCTTTTTTGTAAAATATTCTTCAGGATTTTCCACATCATACAGATCAGACAAGGCTGTTTTGTACGCTTCCAAAGTAGACTCTTTCTGTTCCCAAATCAGAAGCTTTTCTGCTTCCTTGTTCAAAGCAAAAAGAGCTTTTTGCAGAATCGATTTATTTTTTGGCTTCGAAGCTAAAAGAAGATCCTTTTCTTTTTGGAGCAAAAAGTCAATTGTTTTTTTCGCTTTCGTAAGAAAAGCATCTTCAAAGTCATCGTCATCAATAACTTCTTCTTCGCCGTTTTCGTCTGCATTTATGAAAAGAAGTTCTCTATAAGGTGCATCTACTGTATTTGCAACTGATCTGATTTCATCTTCGGATGCATCTTCTGGAAGCATGTACATTAGATGTTGTATTGCCTTTGCGGTTTCTTCATCAACGTCGTTTATCTTTAAGACCTTTTGGATTTTAACTTCCATTTTATTTTATGTTGCAAATCGAATGTAATAGTCAACATTTTCAACGTAAAAAAGTAAAATGGGAACGAAAGTATCTGGCAAAAAAACGAGCATCGACAAGTCTGCAAGTGGAAAAAAACAGCAATCTAAAAACAACAAGGTCACGAAAAAGAATGCAAAAGCGTCTGGAAAAAAAAATGCGAAGGGAAATTCAAAAGTGAGCAAGAAATCAGGCAAGAACAATGTGAAAAGTGGAAAAAAGAATAATATAACCAACAAGAAATCAGGAAAGAAAGACGGATCAAAGAAGAATACGAAGAAAAACAGCAAAAAATCAGGCAAAGGTGGAGGAGGCGCTGAGATACTTATTTACCTCATGGTTGTTCTTTTCATGATTGTTGTTGTGCTAATTGCTCTAAAGTTTCAGCCAATCACTAGCACTGGAGAAAGAACGAATTTGTTTGCTTCTACACAACAATTATCGAATTCAGAGTACGTCAATAAGTTAATGTCGCAGAATGAAATACGTTTACCGCCTTCGGTGGTTGATTCATTAACAAGAAAATAAAACATGATGTACGTTTATGCTTTCCTGATTGTGATTATTCTTCTACAGATCGTAGAAATATTTTACTCGTCCCCAAAAAGGAGACACGAAAAGTTAATGCAGTTGTTTGCTGAACACGTGAACGAAGAAAGGCAAAAAAAGGGAATTGACGCAAAAATCATTCAAATAGCAATGTCAAACAAGGATCCAGCAAGTGTTTACGCAATGCTTGCGCAGGCGCCATCTGCACCAATTTTGAAAAGGTCTATGGTGGAAAATTTCATGAACGACAAGACTGAACTTTCTTCAAAAATAATGGCTCAAATCTCAAAGAATGCGATCGATTTTTTCGACAAAATTTACGTCATGTCTTACAACATCATAGACAGAAACGACTGCGAAGAAGCAAGGAAGGACATGAAGGCTCTTCTAAATATGCTGGAACTTGCTGAGTACGCAGGGTACAAAATAGATACGAAAGCTGTATTTAATCCCACAAACAAATACATTATTTCCTCATGGTCTAAGCACGAGAAGTACCCGCTTTGTAAAGAGGTGGCTTTGAAACTTGAAGAGTTCTATGCTTCGACTTGAGACCCATGAACAATGTAATTGCAAAAATAATCAAAAGAATACCAATCGCAAATGCGTAGTTGAAAAATACCTGACGAAACAAATCACCATACGCTCCCAAATTTAACTTGTAATTTAAAAACCCAGCGACAGGCGGGGTACCTTGAATATAATCTCTTGTAAGTGGAACTTTAATGCACGCACCAGTACTTAAACCAAATATTTTTAATTCGTTTGTTCCTTTAGGGCATCCCTTTTTTGTACAGTAATTATTGTAACCCTCGAATCCGTCTTCGCAAGGTGCTCTGCAGATACTGTTCTGAATCACTTGCTCTGGATCCGCGCAACCCGAAGGTCCAACGCCTGAACCTCTGTAATAGCTAAATCTGTTTCCGCAAAAAGCTCCATAATCGGTCATGTTTGTGCAATTAGGAGAGCACAAGCAGCATCCGACATTGTGGTAACTGATGTCGCACTTTGGATAACAAAATGTCCCCCAATTTTCCTCGCACGTGTTCTGGTTTCGAGGGCTAAGTACTGTGTTGTAATTTGGATCCTGAGGGCTGTCTGGGTCGGTATTCGGAATTCCGTAGCACGGATTTGATGGATCCTTGTTCCTGTTCCAGTAGCTGCAAGGCTTTCCGTTTGTGCCATCGTTACCGTTTCTTGGACCATAGGAACACCTTCCTCCGTTGACAGGATTCCCTTCATTGTCTTCTCCTGGGCATCTATAAGAGGCGAAACTAAATGGAGGTTTGTAGCAGAAAGTTCCAAAGTTTGTGTATCCCGGCGGGCATCCAATTCCCTGGCTTCCAAATCCTCTTCCATATTCGGATCCTGGATTCTTGTTGCATGTATCTATTGTTGCAGATGTTGTATTGAGAGGGCACGCAGCTACGCAAACAGTTGGATCGGAAGGGTAGTACGGACTTGTCTTGAATCCGTTTTGATGTTGACACGCTTTGTAGCAAAGAGCTGCTCTGTAGTCAGGATAATCTGCAGGACAGTTTGTTGCTTGGGTTCCTTGGCCCCTATTGTATGAGTTTTTCAAGCAAATAGGTCCGAGGTCTGTCCATCCAGTTGGATAAACAATGTTATCGTCTTTCCCGGTGAGGCAAATTGGCCAGCACAAGAAGCTAACCCCAGCATATCCTGCAGGACAAATTTTGTAACATGTTCCGTATCCGAGAACTGGGTCCGGCTCATAGCCAGTAGGGCAAACCCAACCGACCCCAAATAAAGTTCTCAAAAACGAATCCATAGTTTTTTGTAAATACAAAAATGACAAGTACTTGTCCCGACGGATTCAGTCAAGTGGGGACAAATTGTTACAGAAATTGTGCTTCTGGTTTTACGGCAAACGGAACTTCCTGCTTTCCAAACTGCGTAAGTGGAACTGACACCGGAGCTGTTTGCGAAAAGATAATTACTCCAAGGGTTCTGGTAGGACCGGCAACATGTCCGAAAGGAACCACTTACGCTCAAAGTCAGACGGGTTTGAAATGGCCTGCACCTAATAACTCGAGGTTGCTTGAATTCTGTTTTGATACTTGCCCGAAACCAGACCTCCAAAAGTATGCGGCGGATGATTCAGGAGCCTGCATTCCGAAAGAGTGCGGAAGGGACGACCAAACTGGAAATCAGTTTCCGCAAGCAGGAATTATAGATGATCTGCCTATTTGTTCGCGATCCGCTTACGTTATTCCTCGCTCCTTTGATTTTGGACAGTGTTCTTCGGGAAAGCAAATAGCGTTTCCGAACACATCTGGAAATCCTACTTTGTACACTTCTGTGAATGCGGCGCTTGCCCCTTTTGGACTTGACATTGGCTCTGTGAATCCTAACAGCGTGTACTCTGGAATCAACTTCGCAGAGTACTGGGAATCTCTTTTTCAATGCCAAAATCCTTGTCCTGCGGGATATGTAAGGTACGATTTCTTGACGACCGATCTTCCTCCTTCATACTCAGACGTTTACAAATCTGATTTTTACTGTTTTAAGCCTGACTTCAGCGCTCCACCAATCTTTGTTGATCCGCAAACAGATATTCCAAATACATGCTCAAATGTTTCAGGCGGAGAGGTATTTGGGCAATCAACAATAGTTCCTGACAAAGTTGACTCTTTTGGTTTAGGATACAACCAGGAATTTACGCCAACAGCAGTGAGAGTTACTGACAGTTTGGGAATCTACGACAAGAACGTCACGTACAACATCGGAGACATTGTCGCTACATTTCAAAACATTGAAACGAAACGATTTATGGGTCCATTCTTCAAAATTTTGGATCCAACTAAATCGATCTTGGGCCTTCCTCCTCACTCTCCAAGTAACCTGTACTATGCGGACCCAAACACAGTTTTATCCAACGATTTTGCGACCACAAAGGACATTGGAACAAGTTATTCTTACCTAAATCTCAGACCCGCCGGAGAATCAAACTTTTATAGCAACTTATGTACCTTGGATTCTCTCACTGGTGAATCTCTGTACTGTCCCCCTTTGTGCGCAACAGGATGCGCAAAAGGAAACGACCAGAACTTTGGGCTCCAAGAACCATATTTTGTTACGAATCCTCCGCAACTTTGGCAGAACGATTTTAGTTATGTTGTGGGAAACGTAATTAGTTTCAGCGGTATTTTTTACAAGTGCGTGGCAGATCACACATCCTCAAGTGCGAACCAACCTCCCAACATTTCCTACTGGCAAACATTTCCCAATTGGACAATTCTTGTTCTTTACAACAAGGGAGATGTCGTGAATGTGAGCTCAAATGTTGGCCAAAGATTGTATACTTGTTTGATCACACACACCTCGTCACCCAACATTTTTCCGCCGACTTCATCAACTTACTGGGAAGACTACGGCTTCAATATATCGTCATCGGTGTGCTACCCTAGATGCGGATCGAGCGTACTTTACAATGGAAATGGACCGCTTTGTTACGCTGAACCTTATAATTCTTCGTCAATAAAACCTGTTCTAGCCTACAGCTCATGCGAAAATAATTCAGTTCCAATTCCTTTAGATCCAGGTTACCAAAATACGAATCAGTGCTATTCTTTGTGTCCATTGTACAATACTTTGCAAATTCCTGACGTTTATCCTTCGAATGATCCAACAGATCCTCTTTGGGCAACCGCATTTCTTAATTGCATAACCGAGTGTCCAATCAACGAATCGTTTCAGGATAATGGATCCAATTGCAGTAAAATTCCGTACACTAGAGTGCAAGAGGGTTCCTACTTTACGTCCCTTCAATCATCCGTATCAACAAATCTCGAAAACAATTCTCCAACAGTGTCGAAAGTGTCTATGTATGGAGGGACACAACTTCTGCTGGTTATTCTTGTCGTAGTTGCAGTCGTCTCGTTTTTCATAGTGTACGTTTTATGGTATCAAAGAATCGCTCTTGAAAAGGTTAAATGATCTACTTGTGCGCAGTAGCAACAAAGTCCGATTTGTTCGAGGTTCAAATTTTTAAAACGATCGCAGAAAAATTGGGTTATAACGTTCGCATATTTGGCGAAAACAAGGA